TTAATCCGCTGAAAGCGCGAGCCAATCTACCGCACTCCTATGTCGTCGACGTATTGCGGATATGAACCCTCGGTGTACCCTCTCGTACTCTTTATTAAAGTCCTCGCGCTGCCTCCAGCGGTACAATGTCCGTCTATCCACCTCGCATAGAGACGCAATTTCATCCATCGTGTCGTGTACGCCCTTGCGCGCCAACATCTCGATTGCAAGCCTATGACGCTCGTCCAACGGTGGCCGTGCGCGTCTTTTGCGCTTCTTATTCGTCATTGTAACGCAACTCCTTCCGTATGTAAAAAAGAGCGAGCCGCAGCCCGCCCGTTATTAAATCCGATCCAACACGATATAACGTTGACCTGCGCCAAACGACGCAACGGCTACGCGGTCGCCCGCCTTCAGCGTGTCGTTAAATGTAATCTCGAACTCGCCGGACGTGAAGGACCCGAAGTTGAACACGTCGCTGAACGCTTTCGAATTAACAGGCGCAGACGATTCGGTCTCCTTTGTTACGCGCGTATATCGGTTTAGTTCGAGCGTAGTCGGTGACAGCGACCCCGCGGAGCTTTTAACGGACACCTTACGCGTATGTTCACGTAAATGCTCCGGTACGATTACGTCGTCTCCGTCGAGCTCGATCTTCATGTTATCTACCTGTACGCGGAGAGCTGGCGGAGGTGCGATGATCGTCGCGTGTTCGATATCGACTTCTACGTTGTGGCCGAGTTGCTTAATAACATCGCGGAACTGTGACATGCCGCCTCCGTCAATTCGTTCGATCATAAAGGAGTCATCCTTTCGTTACGTAGCTAGTCTACGCGCCAACATACCGGCAAAGCGCTCAACATCCATATCGTTGCTAATCGTCACGTTTTGGATGACAATTGACGGAGCATTACCACCATTGCCACGTTGCTGATCGCGCCATTCAGACGCTTCGTGCTTCGTGAGGACTGTTTCATCCCGATGGAGACGTGCAGGATAATCATTATACGGAACTCGGTCGAGGCCGCCTGCGTGGCCGTTCGCATTCGGACGTTCGACTTGAATAACGCCGTCTCCGCCAAAGGCTTCCGGCATACCAAGCGAAAAATTACCGGATAATACCTGCGCCGCGTCGGAATTTTTGAACTCCTGCCACTTCTTATACGCGTATTCAATCGCAGAAGCCACCGCGTCAATCGCCGCCTCCATAAACTTCAGGATAGGCTTAACGGTTTCCCACGCAGCCGAAAATGATTCTCCGAGCGTTGGAAGCATCGGCCTCACAACGTTATCAATCAGGAACGTAATCCCCTTCGCGAGGTATCCGACGAGCTTAGCTGCAATTGGAAATACCGTGTTGAAGATGTCCAGAACGGTCGGCAATACCGCAGCCACAACCTCGCCGATCGCTTTAATAGCCGATTGAACCAGCGTAAACACCGGCTGCATGAACGTCCAAGCTGATTGGAGAGCGCTCGATATCTGCGGGAAGTAGCTTTTAAATATGCCAACTACGTTCGTGACCCCTTTTACGAGTGCGGTCCATGTCACCTGCGCCGTCGGAAGCAACGATTTAACTCCGTTCATAACGGCTTGGCCTATAGGAGCCAGCGCAGTCATGACACTATTAAACGTAGACTTAATCGCGTTGCCCCACGACTTCGCTTGATCGGAGTCCAACCAGTTATTTAATTGAATAGCGAGCTCGGACCCTTTATTTGCGAGTGCAGCGATCATCGGCATGGTCGGCAGCAACGCGGAAATCTGTAACGTTTCGATTGCGCCCTGGAACTGCTCGACCGCACCGGCTGCGTTGTTCATCTTCTCTTTCGCGACCGCAAGAGCTGTGACGTTCGACATTTCTTGTTGGAATTTCTTAACTCCTGCTGCGCCCTCTTTAAAGAGGATATTTCCAGCGCGAATTGCATCTGACCCGAAGAGTTGGTACATATAGTATTGTCGCTGTTCATTTGTCAACTTGCCGAAACGGTTTTGCAGTAGTCCCGCAACCTGATCAAGTGATTTGATCTCACCTTTATTGTCATAGAACGCGGAGTGAATGAGGTTGCTCGCGGTTAGGAACTTCTGCGTTTCTTTCGCTGCCTTAGAGGTGCCTACCTTCAGCCCTGTTTGTGCAGCTACATAACGCTCAACATCCTTTGTAACCGCTTGTACAGACGTCCCGGTGGACTTGATACCCTTTTTTGACATGAATGCGAGTGCATCCGTTGTGTTCACAGTTAAAAGGTTAAAATCCCCAAACAAATTGTACGCTTTGTCCGTCATCGGGACCAAGTTGGCAAGCATCGTCTTCAAAGATGTACCGGCATCCGCGCTTTTGATACCGTTGTTGGCGAAGAGACCTAACGCCGTATTTGTATCCTTAAACGACATACCAACGCCAGACGCGACAGCCCCGGCCGCGGCCAACGAGTAACGCAAGTCATGAACATCCGAAGCGGAGGCATTAGCGGTACCCGCGAGAATGTCCGCAGCCTGCGCCGCTGTGAGCCCGTCTTTCTTAAACGAGTTGAGCGCAGTTGACATGACTTCCGCAGCTTCCGCCAGTTCGAGCCCCCCGGCTGTCGCTAGGTTAAGCGCGGAGTTCAACCCTCCGTCCATTACTTGTGCGGTTGACATGCCTGACTTGAGAAGCTCCTCGATCCCTTGTGCGGCTTGCATCGCACTATATTTAGTAGCCATTCCCTGCTCCAGCACGAGTTTCTGCATCTGCTTCATTTGCTCGTCCGTAGAACCCGTCAGCGCTTTGATCGTGGACATTTGGCTTTCAAAGTCCATCGCTTTCTTGACGCTGCCCCCGGCCATCGCAACAGCGGAAACAGCGGTTCCAAGAAGCCCCGCTGCCGCTCCGAACTTAACCATTCCGCCCATTGCCCGGTTCAGCTTACCGGACATTTCATCCTTCAGGCGCAGATAACCCGTGATATCAAATGCGATGACGGATCACCCACTCCCGATAACGGTCGCTCGCACGCAGCAATTTACGCAGCGCATCGTGTACGGTTAACGTTTGACGCATTGCATTTCGACCGCGATCCACAGCGTTATCCGCTTTCTCAAGCGCGTCGGAGAGACGACGCATGTGATAGCCAACGGTTTTAATCGCGTGAGTACCGGAAGCCTCAAACTGTGCGGCTGTCTCCATCCACGTTGCATGCTGCTCCGCGTGGTTTGTCCGGAAGCCGTAGTTACCCGGCCGAGTGTACGTAATGATCTCCGCCAGTAAGTTCGCGATTGGGACTACACGCTCAAAAGATACCGTAATATTATCCGACATCATAACCCTCCTTATCGTTGTTGCGCCGCCTTCGCTTCCCTCTCAAACTGAAGCATCATCGACGCGTACATAAACATCCGGTGTCGTCGTTCCTTGGCGTAGACTTCGTCGGGCGGGATGCCGTGACGCTGAAAGATTTCATGCAGCACGTACGATTCTCCGCCCGACTTAATTAGTTTTTTGCTTCGTCAATCAACTTCGCATCATCAACGAATCCAGACAGTTTCAACAACGCTTGTACGATGCGGGATTGTTCACCGGGTAGCAGCGCCTTTTTAACGACATCGGCTGCGTCGGACGCTTCGTAGTGGTCTCTCAACGCCTTATCGTTAAGGTCCGGGTCAGCTACGGCTTTTCCGATAAGCAAACGGTTAAATAGCGATTCGTCGACACTGCCGTCCTTACCCGTCGTTGCCTGTGCGCGAGCCTTTTCGAGTGTGTCTTCATCCAGCGCTTTGACGATAAAATCCGTACCCAAACGAGGGATGTACACGCCTTCCTGTAAATCCGTAGTGGCTCCGAGTAACGCTTCAAGTCTGCTTGTTGTCATATAATTAACCTCCGTATGCTTTTTGTTGGAATTAAAAAGAGGCCCCGAAGGACCTCTGTGGTTTCGCTATTTACTTATGCGGTCAGCCCTTTGATACGGGCGTGCGCCTTCTCTTGCTGGAACTCCAGCGTATACTCTCCGACGATGATACCGGACTGGTAATCGCCTTTGACGCCGAGGTACGTGTGACCGAAGGAGCGATCGCCAAGCGGACGAATCTTAATCCGATTCGCATCAATAAACAGAATCTCGTCCGGCTTCAGGTTATCGTTTAACACGACTTGGAACGTACCGAAGTCATTGACGATGTGGTCGACTTTCTGACCGCGACTATTCTCCGCTTGTGTCAAACGGATTTGCGTAAATGCCATGTCGCTAATTGCGCGCTTCTGCACGGCAGGAACAACGAACGTATAGCCTGCGCTTCCTGTGGCAAAACCGCCTGCATTGTAGACTTGTTGCGCCACGTCATCGAGCAGCTTTTTCGTAACTGGCCCGCCCGCAGTGGTCACGTTAGTCTCGATGAAGCTACGGATGCCGCGCATTGTGCGCATATCCCCGCTATCAAATTTGCGACCACCGATAATGGCTTTCTCAAGTTGGAGCGCGAGTTCTAGCTGCTTCTTCGCCTTCTCATATGCGTAAAGTCCGCTTGACCCTATGCCGTACTGCGCGACAGCCTCTGCCGAACCGGTTACACTAACCGTGTCCTCAAAAATCTGCGTTACATTGTCCACTTTTGTCTTGGACTTATACCGTGCGTCGCGTGCATCAGCACCTTCTCGGCTATCTCCATAAAGAGACTCAATCGGAGAGTCCTTCGTAATCGCAGCAGCCGTTGTGCCACTATGCCCCCGGACAACCGTAATCTTATTCGCGGTGGTATCCACAGATTGGATCAGTACTAGCTCATCGCCCACCTCCGCAATCGTGTGCGGTCGGAATGGCTCGGTGCTGGCTACTTTAATCTCCGTTGCGTCCACAGCAGCGGCGGCAGTGACCGTCGTCCGTGTCGCAAACATCGCATCTTCTAGCCAAACGTGCGTAGTTGATGTAACTGGCTGGCTGAAGCCGAGTAAATTCAGCATCGGCGTTTGTGTTGGGTTAAGCAGCAGAATTTCGTCGGATACAGATTCACGTTTACCTACCAAGTCAGTTGTATAAATTGTCATAATAAATTCCCCCTATTAATTTTGTGATTTAAGTTTACTTTTGAGTTCCATGTACTCAACCATGTCTTCTGGACGTCCGGTACGTTTAGCTTTTTCTGCTGCTGCCGCAAGTCGCTGTTCGCTCGTCTTTTCGACTCTCTCTTGATAGTTGAGACCGGACGGGCCCCCTATTGTACGCGACTTTTTAGGTTTAGCGGCTGCGGTAAACGTGGTCAGGATTTCATCAATCCCCTGCGCTTGCCCTGTGTCATCAAACGTTACAGCGGAAAGATTTACGATACCCGCCAGTGCGTCCGGATCATCAATACCCGCTGCTCTTGCCTTCCGATAGAACGCGTTACTGACACGTTGACTGTGTAGTTCCGTTGTCAACGTTTCGAGCCGCTGTGTGAGCTCCGCGCGTTCATCCTCCCACGTTGGTTCTTGCGTTTGTTCCTCCGGAATCTCCGGATTTGTTACGTCTTCCATGTATACCGCTCCTTTACCATTTAAATTTCATGTGTCTGAACCACGTAAAACCTCGTGGCGTCATTAGCCGTTTTATTGCCGGGGTAATCATCGGACTCACCTCCCTCACGCTGATTCCTCTGTTACGTTAATTATTTGTAGTGCTCGATCGGCTGCGCCTGGAACGTTTGAATGAAGCCGGATACTCTCGCCTACGAACAATCCTCGCGCAGCCACTTCGTCGAAGGCAGAAACTATTGCGCCAGCCCCGGCCTCAACTGCGTCATCGTTATCCTCGGGGATAGGCTTACTACCCTGTAGAATCGGCCACCCAACGGATGAGTCAACGTAGACAAAATCACGGCCAAAGTTCCGCTCATGCTCGATCGTTGGTAATCCCTTGCTCATTTCCTTTTCTCCTTCCGTCTGCGTCTCCGCTCGTCCTCAGCGATTCGGTCCGCGTTGAGGCGTATGTATCGTCGGGACACCGAATCACCAAACGTAATCGTAATTCCGTCCGCGTACGATATCATCGTATGGTACTGGTTAACTCCGTTGCTCAACATGGTTACAACCTCCTCGCTACTTGTGTACTCAAATACCGACATTGTACGGAGTCATCACCGCGCCAGGCTTTACACCGTTTATCCGCTTTTGACATCGCGTGAAGCAATACGCAGCTCGAATCCAGCTTGTAATACGGACAGTATGTAGCCGCGTCCTCTCGATCACTCACTAGCTCACCTCCCGTTAAAACCGTGCATAATCCGTAGTCATTTCCGAGTTTTCGCTTGATTTCAGACGTGCAAAAATAAGCCGAGGGTCATAGTTCCTCCGCTTGTCTAATACGCTAATACCACGTTAATTCAACGTATAGGGTACTGCGCCGTCATGCGCTGATTTGGCAATTTAACAGCCGCTTGATTGACCGTTTCCGCGCTTCCCGTACACGATACTGAATCGCAATTAACTTGCCGAATCGGAAATACTCGGCCATGATGTGAAAATCCGAATAGCTACGCTTGATCTTCGCCATAACGGTAGCATCCTCTGTGTAAGCTGCGAGGTTGTCCGAATCAATCCGCCATATCTTGTTACTCACGTAATGCCCTCCTTTTGGGTACGACAAATAAGCCGCCTCGAAATTCGGGCCGCCTTGGTGATGCGTTTTTAATTGAAGAGAACTTTAATCGCCGTCAGCTTTTCCGCTGACCCTGCGAAGACAACACGCGGATTAACTATAACCCGGCGCTTCCGTTTATCATGGACGTCGGGCACGAGCAGGAAAACGTTCTTGCCGTTGAGCTTAACCGCGTCGAGTGCTCTGCGAAGTTTCTGCGCGTCCTTATACCCGAGTAATGCCGCGAGTCTCTCGACGTCCATCGGTTGCAGCCGGTCTTCCTGCGTCTCTTCAGGATTAAAACATACGATGTTAGTGTTGAAGTTGATAAACGGAAGCACTGCGTAGAGGATCGCTAATTGTTTGACTTCACGGCCTTTTCCGTAAGTCTCATACAAGCCGCGTACAGTATTGCGGAACATACAGATATAGCGGTACTCGGAAAGATCGTATGTGTTCTCTTTCTTGATCTCGCCGCGATAGAATATTGACGGGTTCATGTATAAGTCCCCGGTTTCCTCGTCCTCCGAGATGATTGATTCCGCGACCAGCTTCCTGTGTAGTTCGGAGTATTTAACACGGTGCATGCCGAGGAGATTGGCAAGGCTGGCGCGTTTAATGGGCCGCCCGTTGTCGTGCTGGAGCCTGCCGCCGTCGTAGCTCGTATAAGTCCCGAGGAACATTACACGGGCATAATCAGATTGACTAAGCGACGGGAACCGCTCGATAAATGTTTCGCAGCCTTTAAAGAGCGCGAACACAAAACCGCCGTGCTCCTCCGCCCATTGGCCGAGTACTGTGACGTTGCGCGCCCCGCGTGCCTGCGCCTCAGTTGTCCGGATAACCGTGTCAATCGTAGAGGAAAGTCCGGCTTCTGCTAGCAGTTTATCCGCACGCTCCTGCGCTACGATCGCGGCCCCCTTCGTTTTTTGTGGTAGGTTTCTCCAAACTCGATTGGCACGTGATCTTTTATCAGAATTGCTCATGTTACCCCTCCCGGATGAAAAATACCCTGCTTTTCAGTTACAAAATCGGCCAGATACCCTGCTTTTCAGTTACATAATTTTTTGGTGATTAGTGGCTAAAAACCCACGGCTGGCGCGGATTCCCTCTGTTTTTATCGACTTTTCGGAGATTCTATCCCTATAGTAAGTCTTATTCTTTTTTTCTTCTTGGACGCGCAGAATACATGTGAACATACCATAACACCATGCTGCCGCCTCCCTTCGGTCGTTGCCTCACCGCACCCAAAAGATGGCACGGTGAAAGTATATCTCTACCATAATCTTTCTCGCGTTTAGAATATGTACAGACGTCCCGGTTAGGGGCGGATGTCCGCAGGAGCGTAGCGACGCGGAAGCTAAGCGTATGAACACGCCATATCTACCGTTGCAGCGTCTACTTTCCCGGTAGTAACGTATCCCGGTATATATCGAGTAGGCGCGTTAATTTATCGGGCGTAAGTTCGAGTTCCTCAACACAGCGCCGGCGCATCGTTTCATTAATCGGGCGTTCTCCTTTCTCCACGCGCCATAGATGCGACTCGGACACGCCGAGTAAGGCCGCCATTTCCGCAAGGGATAGACGGTAGATCAGCCGCAGCTTTTTGGCGGTGGTAAAATCGATAATCATAACGTTAGCCTCCTTTAATTGCGCAAGATTTCTTGCGTGTAGTGTAAATAAAAAGATCGCCGTCATGTCGTCAGGCACTCGACACGAGAGCGATTCTACTTCCTCATAACGTATAGCCACAAAATCACGAAAAATGTAGGGTGAAAACGAAGGAAATTATGCGGTCCTCTCATATACGTAGGTAACTGAGCGCGTAAAATATAGGTATAAAACGGAAAATAACGTAAGGACGTGCGGAGTGTACCCGCAACGTTCTACTTCCTCATAACGTATAGCCGCAAAACAACGTAAAAAACAACCAAACAACGGAGGAATTAACGTATACTTTTCGACTCTATACTATATAGGAGCTTTCTCCACTTTGTTCATATACTTATTGCCCCGCAGTTGATTATTTACCGAAAAAACTTTCGCCAGGCTCGTATCCGTAGTCCTCATAGAATCCGTTATATCTGTACGTGTCCGTGTCGATGCCGTGAACCTTACGATTGTACTCCCGGCGATTACGATCGGCGTCGTACCTCATTTGGCAAACGGATTTAACAGTACCATCTTCGTATTCATCGGAACGACGCTCATTGGCGGCATAGTTATACCGGGTATACGGATGCCAGTGACAATATGACATACGCCCATTTCGCGACACGTCATAAAAGGGGCGGCCACATTCCGGATGTGCGCACTCTTTAACTTTATGTAATTTGAACGGAATATCTCGCCACGTAGCACCGAAAGGCTCCCCTGCCTCGGTCATTAATGAGCGGAAGTATGACAATTCTTCACGCCTTGTCCCTTCTAGGATTAAGCGAAACTCTTCCGTTCTCCAGCGATAGTCCCCAGCTTCAAAGTGCCGCAGGAGACGCATATATACTTCGATTTTTTGCCGATGCGTCAGTTTCACAGTTAACCCCCTCTTGATTAATATGTATGTTTCCAGAATAGCCGCTTTCAAACATACAAGCGAGTCTTTCTAAAGAATTTTTAAGAAAAATGGAACCTACGTTCGCATCCTGCGTATTACTCGATATAACAAGCAGACGACCGGTGCCTGAACCGGATTTACCGGCCGATCGTCCGAGGATGAAAATTTATGTGAACTACGCCTGCCTGACGGATATTGCCGTATCCGGACGTAGGAATTATTGTAAGGAACCGGCCAGCCTACCGAGACGTTGGCGCGTCTTACGTAGACCAACCGGAGAACCACCGAGCAGTTAGCGCTACTCAGCGTTAAAGCAACGACCTGTTAGCGCAGGCCGGGCGTCCGTATGGCGATCCCTCCGATTGGCGTCGGAAAGTACGGACATGAAACGTTTAGCCGCCGATGTTGCAGCAAAGACAGCCGGATAATACACGCGCGTCTCCTCCCCATTTGGCGTTAGGTTCATCGGAGGTATTTTACGTCAATACCTCGCGTGCAATTAAAACGACCGCGTATATAAACTTAAGAACTGCGACGATACGTTTACGCGTCTTACGTGATAATACGATGTTACGCGTAGTTGATAAATTGCTTACTGCGTTCAATCTGGACGCCTCCCTTCCCGACAATGAATCCGAGTTCCTTCATAACGTCCATTGATAGCGTTAAACTACCGAGCGGTGACCGCCGACTGACTCCCGTTGTCTTCCAAAACGCTCGCGACTGTATGACGAGTTCCTGACGTGTACCGACGTACCGAACTATGTAGTTCCCTGTGATCGGATCGAGTACGTAGCGAACTTGAGCCGGAGTAACTAGCGGGCGTACAACACGGAAGACTTCGCGTTTCATTTCTGCGTCTAATTGAAAGCCGAGTTCAACGAGCTGTGCCGGAGTAGCTTCGACTACATCACCGTAGAGATACGGATTAGCTTGCGGTATAATGGTGAAGAATAATTCCGATGTAACGCGGAGTTCTTGACGAGTGCGGCCGCTTCCGACCGTGAGGATGACGTTACTTTCACGTCGATTACGGATGAAACCTAACGTGATTGACATATGATTCGCCTCCAAGCGAGATTATAGGATGAATTGCGTTGATGCTTCGGAACAGTACGATGTTGCTTGGGATATGAAACCATTAGGTACGATGAACGTATATTAATATTAGTTAACATTTCGATATGTCAACATGTTGTGCATACATACATAATAATCGCTTGTTTTCACGATGTCAACATGTTGTGCATATTTTTGGAGGATTTTATTATGGAGCCTTTGAGTATACGCTGCCGTCTCGGTGATATCATGAAAGAGCGGTCACTGCAAAACAAAGATGTAGTAGAACTAACAGGTGTGAGTCGAAATACAATTACCTCACTTGCCGGTAACGCAACCAAACGTATTGATTATGATACTCTCGGTGCGTTATGCCGGGGATTAGGTGTCACTCCCGGCGACCTACTTGAGTACATACCTAAAAGTGCCAAAGAAAGTACCGAACCAAAAAAAGAAGACCGTTAATCTCGCGGTCTTTTTTTACGTAGGAGGCCTATTATGGAAATGAACGACGAAATTCACGCACTCGTCCTCGAACTAAATCACAAGCAACGCGTTACGATAAATAAGATCGACAACGTTAACGCACGCATAGACTCAATAAGCGAGGGCATACGCGAAATCAATTCCCTTTGTAATTACGTGAAATCAGCGTTAAATTAGCGCCCCCAATCGTACCTTCCGTATCCCCTAACGCAGGCTTTAGCGTCCTGATACACGCTGATTTCACGGTGAAATTATACGATATATGTGTTAATATCCTTGTTAAACGATAAATAATTAAAAAGGGGTATCCAATTGACCGAAGATGAAAAGGATTACTATAAAAGTAAAATTGATTATAACAAATGGGTTTTAGGCATTATTTCTATTTTATTAGGTTTTACGATTACCCTTTATGGAAAGATTGAGAGCGCTCATTTTCTTTTTATACTTATCATTGCTTGGGCAAGTTTAGGATACTGCTTCTTCACCTCCTATGGATTACTGAGGATGTATTCTTTTGTTTTTGAAAATAAACTTTTGCCTGAAAAGGGACTTTCTCAAAAGAATCAAAAGATGATGGACAAGCAACCTAAGGATGAATTTAAGCTATCCAAAAACCAGGCATACTCTTTTTTTGTGGGTCATCTCTCTATACTTATCTTCATATTACTTAATTTAATTTTCTAATTATTACATAAGCGAAATCGTAACTTTATCATCCGATTTACCTACAATAACTGCGGAAATCAACGCATACAAGCGCGTGGCCGGTGAGGCTATCTTCGAAATCGGCCGCCGTCTCAAGTCCGTACGCGATGCGAAATCGGATAGTGCGGAGCCGGAAGTAAGGAAGCTCGCTCAACAACGTGAGGAAGCGGGCGGGTGGATACGCTGGCTTGAGGAAAGCGTTGACTTCAAGCGTATGCAGGCACATCGGTTCATTACAGTTTGCGAAAGGCTTGGCAGTGATGTATCGACGTCGATACACGCAGGACTTGAGATGTTGTACGAAATCGCAACGCTTCCGCCCGACGAGCGCACTCGGGAACATACGCTCAAGTCTGGCGCAGTCAAAACAGCCGACGAAATGACTGTACGCGAGCTACGCGAAGTAAAAGATGCGTTGAAGAAGGAGAGGGAAGCGAGAGAACTTGCGGAGGCACGTATAAACAACGAAAAAGCCCGTAATCCTCTGCGTTGAGGACACGGGCTTTTTACGTGAGATTAGGCGTTTATGGCGCTACCCTTACGTGGGTATTCAGAGCGGAGTTAAGGCGCTGATTTGCGGTGAAAATACGATGAAGTATACTGAATATACTTTATTTTTCACCTACTAGCTTCACTTCACTATTTTGTACAGTTGCTATCGAGTAATTCTTAACCGTTATATTTACAGGGGTACTACTCGTCCAATCGAGTGTGTCTGGAAACTTCTTATAGTATTCCTCAACTTGATTCACAATTGGTTTAATTTTCGCTCTTAACTCCCGATCTGATATATTATACTGTCCGCTCTGTTTGTAGGCTAATGCCATACGTGGTTGATTTTCGAGGTCAATATTGATTCCAGTCAATTTAGTATCTGCATCTTCCGTATATATGTTGATACGATTAACTACAAAATCGTCCGTTACTAGTGCTCCTTCAACCGTGTGAGCTATACGTTGAAAAACGGTACTTATTTTAAGACTGTGTATGTCACTCTCAATTGAAGACTGCTTTACTGTTACAGCCTTCACAGTTTTAATCAGCGCCGCATTCTCAGTTTTGAGCGTTGTAACTTGTGCTTTGAAATTATTATTCACTACTATCAAAGCAATGACCCCTGCAATGATAGTGACTCCGGATAAAACGGTCGCAACTATAGCGAGTTTATTTAACGGCGTAGACTGCTTTTGCTTATCTAGGTTTATACTGCTACTTAATTCCTCCATAAAATACATCCTCTCGACTAATATAGACATATTTTACTATGTACTCAGCCCATAATCTAGTATATTTTTCCTATATTCAAAAGAAAAGCGGACCCACCTACGCAGTATCGCATAAATGAGTCCGTTGTCCTCTTCGTTACTTCGGCATCCATACGTCAATCAACACGACGGACTGGTTCGCCTCTGTCACGACGCTTACCAAGCGTGAGGGTTCCGGAATGTCGTCACCATCCGCTTCCATTCCGTAGAGGTGCAGCGCGAGGCAATCCTTCGCCATATACAGCGCTTCTTCATCCGTGTCGCCGCAAGTGTAGGCGCCAGGCAAGTCCGGGAAGCTGACCGAGATTCCGTCGTCTGATCCTTCGCTTGGGTAATCGAATATAGCAGGGTATACGTAGCGGTTTTTCATAAGTGACGCCTCCTGCTAATCGTTAAGAATCGAATTTACTGGTGAATATTTCGTATGCTGTACGGAGATATCCGGCTGATACATCTCAGCGTAAAGCTTCACCATCTCTAGCGTTTTATGGCCCATAATCGACATTAGTGAAACGATATCACCGCCGTTCATTAAATAATTGCGCGCAAACGTATACCGCAGCGAATGGCACGACACGCGAACTCCCTTGATATTCGCCACTTTTCCGTAATCGCTTATCTGCTCCTGTACATAGCGGCGTTTAAGCGGCTGTCCTTCCGCATTTACGAAGAAAATATCGTGTTCCTGCTCCCCACGCATCTCCTTATATTCACGCAGTCTTAGCGCCAAAGTTTCGCTGAATGGCACAACACGTTCCGTGCGGCCCTTCCCGTAAATTTGAATCACTTGCTCCTGCCAGTAAACGTCATGGACACGAAAGGTCAGCGCCTCCTCCAGGCGTATTCCCGTATCCAAGAGAACGAGCAGGAAAACGTATGCCCGGAAGCCGGCTATCGTACCTCTATCAGGCGCGTCCAATAACGCTATAACCTGTTCGCGACTTAACGTGCGATTAATTCGCTTTTCTTCAACAAGTTTATCAATCGGTTCCATTGGGTTCTCATTTAAGTAGCCTGAGCTATGCAAGTGATTAAAGAACGCGCGCAGACCTCTTATATATTTGTTGACTGTAGACGCTTTATTACCTATGTCTAATCTACGTTGTATAAATTCGTATACGTCCTCCGTAATTACGTCTATAGGGCGCGATACATCGTTTTCGGCCAGGAACTCTTTGAACTTACTCAAGGTTTGAAAGTAAAAATCATGTGTATTTTCGGTCAGATTTTTGAGTTTCCTTGACTGAAGGAACCCAGTTATAGCTTCGTCCATCTCCAATAGTTCCTTGTTCTGCTTTTGTTCAATGATTTTCTTTCTTTTCTCTTTGTAGTCCAT